CCAAGTCTTGCGATTCAAGTCGGGCTTGACTTTGGTTTAACCCCCGCCGCAGTAGTTGGACAGCGATTACCTAATGGCCGTTGGATTATTTTGGATGAGATCGTGACTTTCGATATGGGTCTTGAGCGATTTGGCAATATGTTGCTGGCAGACTTAAATATGAAATACCCTAAAGCGCAGATATTCCTCTGGGGAGATCCGGCGGGTATGGCCCGTGATGCGATTTATGAGGTAACGGCCTTTGACTATCTCCGCACTCTAGGCTTACGCGCCCAACCTACGCCATCCAATGACTTCAAAGTGCGCCGTGAGGCGGGAGCATCTCCCATGATGAGGCTTATTTCTGGCAAGCCCGGTCTGATTATCTCTACTGAGTGCAAGATGATCCGTAAATCCCTTGCTGGTGGCTATCACTTCAAGCGGGTCTCAGTCGGATCAGGCCAAGAACGATTTAAAGATGCTCCGAATAAGAATGAGCACTCCCATGTGGGGGATGCCTTTGCGTATCTCTTACTTGGTGGTGGTGAACACAAGCGACTTACTAAGAATAATCTGAGCTCAAGCACAGTAATTGCTCAGACTGTGGCGAGTAATGACTTTGATGTGTTTGCACAATGATATACACCCCTTGCATTTTGTACAAAGCTCAATAGAATCGAATGAACTTTAAACAAAAGAGGCCATCATGCCATTTATCGCACTAGCAAGTCTTGTAGTAGGAGCTTATTCAGCACAACAACAACGGGCTCAGATGAGTCAAGCAAGGGATCAAGCGGCCCAGCAATCAGCACAAGCCGCCGCCCAGATGGAAAAGCAAATATCTGCACAGAAAGCACAGGCTGATGTAGCCCGCGCAACTTTAGACAACTCGATTGCTCAAAGTGCTGGCCAAAAGGCAAAACTAGAGGCTGAGTCCCAAGCCGCCGCCGATTCAATGGATGCAGAGCGCCGTAAGTTAGGTGAGGCTGAAGCGGCCCGTCTTAAATCCTTGCGCCGTAGTGGATCACGCTCATTGTTGTCAGACTCACGCTTGAATCCTGAGTTGGGTCTTACAAATTCAACCGATACGCTTGGCATGGGTACATCTATCTAAGGATTAATCATGGCAAAACTTACTTATGCTGAACAACAAAGATTAGCTCGCCGTACCGGTGACATCACAAAACTACAAACGCAGTACGCAAGGTCAGTAGAGGACTATACAGCCGCAGTTGGCACTAAAGAAGCTGCCTTTAAGGTGGAGATGGATAAGTACAACACAGCTTATGCTCCATATCAGGCCAAAGCTACTGCGTATCAGACACGACTTGCTGATTATCAGAGGCGAATTGACCAATACCAAAAAACTCCTGAGACTGTGGTGCATAGCGAGATCAGATGGGCTAAAGGTACACCCGCATCCGGTCAGTTTTACAAGGTTTCAGATTTAAGCAAGAGAACTGATGGTGGTTATAGGCCACCAGTATATTCCCTCCAGCCCGGAGAGGAGTTTATTAACATGAACTCAGCCGCACCTGATTATGGGAAAGTTGTCACTAGAGGGCATCTCCAAAATCCCGGGGCTTTCACAGAAAAGTTTGATGATGTTTCACCTATTGCTCCAGATGTATTAGATATTTCTGCTGAAAAAGCAAAACTTCAAGGTGAAAAAGACTATACATCCCGTGAGGTAGATGAGCGTTCTAAAGCACGACTCAGAGCCGTTCAGCGTGGTAATGCTCGCCCTATGTTGTCTGCTGGTACGAATATATCTGGTGGCACTAATGGATGATTTCAAGGGTAAATGCCCTGATGCCATAAAAAACAAAGCAACCAATATCAAGAATCACAAGATTTGCATATTGCAAGCTGAGTTAGGCCCAGCAAACCCAAAGATGCCAGAGATTTTCTTTTGGATGCGTAAGTCTATGAATTGGAATGTGTCAGAGGTAGCCGCTAAAGAAATGGTCTGTGGCAACTGTGGCTATTACTGGAAAACCAAATTCTTAGATGACAGCATGAAGAAATACCCACAAGCAACCCCTCCAGAAATTGAGAAGTCATGGGTAGATACCAATGAGTCAGGCGGCTACTGCGAGGAATGGGAGATTACTTGTACTCATTCCCGCACTTGTAATTCATGGGAGCCGGGTGGCCCGATAACTGATGCAATGAGTGGTAATCCATTCGAGAAGGAAGATGATTAATGGCTATTCAGAATAATCAAGGCAATAAGCTAAAGCCAGAGGACATTATTAAACGGGCTGAATTAGCCCAGCGAAAGAAAGACGAGTTCGAGTCTTTATATCGTGATGCGTATGAGTTCGCCCTACCCCAGCGCCAGTTATACGGCCATTGGGAAGGACAGTCTCAGGGCGCTAAGAAGATGGCCCGTGTATTTGACTCTACTGCGATCAACTCTACTCAGCGTTTTGCAAACCGCTTGCAATCAGGAATCTTCCCACCGCAACGCAAATGGTGTCGCTTAGAGCCGGGGCAAGACATTCCTAAAGAGCGCCATGCTGAAGCATTGGCAATCCTAGACCAGTACAACGAGAAGATGTTTACTGTTATCAAGCAATCAAATTTTGACATTGCTTGTGGTGAGTTCTTATTGGACTTAGCCGTTGGTACGGCTGGGATGCTGGTATTACCGGGCGATGATGTCCAGCCTATTAACTTTATCCCTGTGCCAATGTTCCTTATCTCCTACGAGGAAGGCGCGAATGGCCAAGTAGATAAGGTCTATCGCCGTATGCGTATGAAGGGCGAAGCTATTACCCAGCAATGGAAAGATGCCAAGTTGCCTGAGAGCGTATCTCAGCGCATTACTACTAAGCCGACTGATGATGTCGAGCTTTTAGAGGCTACTGTCTATGATCCAGATCGCGGAGATTGGTCTTACCATGTAATTGATAAGACCTCAAGAGAGGAGATCGTTTTCCGCAAAATGAAAACATCGCCTTGGATCATCTCTCGCTATTCAAAAGTCGCTGGTGAGGTTTACGGGCGTGGACCATTATTGACCGCCCTTCCTGACATCAAGACTTTGAATAAAACTCTTGAGCTTGTACTTAAAAATGCTTCTCTTGCTATCTCTGGTGTCTATACGGCGGCAGATGATGGCGTATTGAATCCCGCTACTGTTAAGTTAGTGCCGGGTGCAATTATTCCTGTGGCTCGCAACGGCGGCCCACAAGGAGAATCACTCAAGCCACTAGCAAGATCAGGTGACTTCAATGTATCTCAGATCATTATTCAAGATTTGAGAGCCAACATTAAGCGTACCTTGCTTGATGAGTCTTTACCCCCTGACAACATGAGTGCTAGATCTGCAACTGAAGTGGTTGAGCGCATGAAGGAATTAGCTCAAAACTTAGGATCTGCATTTGGCCGACTTATCAATGAGACGATGATCCCGTTAGTTTCACGCATCTTATCTGTCATGGATGAGCGAGGATTAATTGATCTACCTTTACAAGTCAATGGATTAGAAGTCAAAGTCTCCCCAGTTGCCCCGCTTGCTATGGCGCAAAACATGGAGGAGATAAATAATATTGTCCAATTCATGCAACTGACAGCCAACTTTGGTGCTGAAGGTCAATTAGCTGTTAAGACAGGCGATCTAATAGACTTCTTAGGAGACAAGCTGGGCGTTCCTAGTTCGATTCGCAACACTCCGGCAGAGCGAGCCTTCTTGATGGATGAGCAGCGCAAGCTCCAGCAACAAGATCAAATGGCTATGGCGATGGCTGGAAATCAGCAAGGCATTGCACAGAATCAACAAGCCGGAGCAGAGATGGCCGCACAGGGCGCACCTCAATGAGTTGCATCCCATGTGAAGTAGAGTTTACTCAGAAGCACCATTTTGCCGCCGGGTTATACGCTAAAGAAGCTGTGATCCCGGCTGGCTATAAGGTGGCCAAGCATATCCACAATTACACGCATCTCTCACTATTGGCTTCTGGCAAAGCCTTAGTAACGGCTGGTGATGTTGTCAAAGAATATACAGGCCCAGCTTGTATAGAAATCACGGCTGGTATTTCACACAAAGTAGAAGCGATCACGGATGTTGTCTGGTTTTGCATCCATGCCGTTGATACCGCAGACCCAAAAAATATAGATGAAATATTAATTCACAAGGAGTAGTTATGTCGGGATGGGATGACATCGAGGGTATGCAACAAAATCTGCAACCCCAAGTAGGTAGCGATCAAGATAAGCTGTGCCTCAAAGTCTTTGGCACAGAACACGGGCAAAAGTTGCTTAAACAGTTGAGAGATCAAACAGTTGAGCAGCCATGCTGGGGGCCGGGCTCTGATCCGAGTTACGGCTATTTTCTAGAGGGTAGATGTTCTCTTGTTAAGGAGATCGAAGCCCGTATTAAAAGAGCGAGAAATCTATGAGCGACAACCAAGAAGTAAACCAACCCGGAGAAGATTCTGGCCTATTGGATTCAGTTGCGATTGATGAAGGTAGCCAAGATTCTCAAGCTCCACAAGATAAGGCAATAGAACACAGAGCAAGTGACTCTATCCCGCCTGATGAGCCAAAAGCAAAGCCAGACTATTTGCCTGACAACTTTTGGAATAAAGATAAGAATGAGGCAGATATTGAAGGATTGTCTAAGTCATGGTCTGATCTGAGAAAAACTATCTCTAAGGGTGCTCATAAAGCCCCACCAGAAGGTAAATACGATCTAAGCTCATTCGGTGACAACGCTGAAAACCTCCCTATGGTTCCCG